GGCGCTCTGGCGCGACGGCCTCTCTGGATCAGCGGCGCTCTGGCGCGACGGCCTCTCTGGATCAGCGGCGCTCTGGCGCGACGGCGCAGCGTGCGAAGGTGCTATTTCCCCCCGCACCACCGACGCGCCGATCCGGCCCCCACCCCCCGTCTCTCCACGTTTCCGATCGGGCGGCGCCGCCGGATCGCCGGAACGCCTGATAGCCGGGACGGCGAGGCGGCGAGGTGGCGGCGTGGCGTTGCGGGTATCCGATTCGCGCATGCGTATAGCTCCTGGGCGGTGTGAAGGCGGATTGGATATTCGGTCTAACCGATCCACCGTAGCAGGCTTGACGGCCGTTGACGGCCGACACGGCGAAATGCGGTATCCAGATACCAGCTACCGGAGCGGATTTGATACCGATCCGGCCGAACCGGACGATAGCAGTTGCTATTCGACCTTGGAAGGGGTCTGCGGCGAACAGCCGTGGCCGCTGGATAGGCTCGGCAGACCGCCAAGCTACCCTAGTAGCCGAGACGACCTAAACGGCCTCTTTGGGCCTCTCTGTAGCTCTACCCCAAACCGGCCGTGGCGCAGGAAAGGGGATAGAGCGGGAAACCCCCTAAAGGGGTTCCCCTCTCTACCCCTTCCGAAGCGCCTTTAGGGTAAAACAGGAAGAGAAAATAAGAATAGATTGAAGATATGCAGTAGAGCGCACGAATCGACGCCGTTGCGATGGAATTGTAGAGCGATTACTAGCCGTTTCGATGAATTACGAAGGAATTACGAGCGATTACTATCGCGATTACGAGCGTTTCGGGATATCGAATGCTATCGAATAGGCGCGGCCAGAAGCGGCGGATAATCGTTTCGGAAGCGGATTGATCGGGCGGAGCGCAAAATAGCGTTTGACACGCTCTAGCAAAATTGCTAATCAATGAGCGTTCAACCTGCTAGGAGCTAGCCCAATGGCAAAATACGCAATGTCTAAATGGTTCGGCCGCGGCGCCGGCCACGTCGTCCGGCTTCACGGCAGCGACACGCTACTGTTCTCATGGAACGGGCGTAACGATGGCTGTGCGCGCTACGTCTCGCACGTCAAGCGGTACGTGCGTAACGGCGTAGAGTACGCATCGCTCGCAGCGCTGCTGCGCGCCGTCGAGACGGAGGCGCGCTAATGCCCCGTTTCAATCCATTCCCTCGCGTGTCGAGCCGCTACGGCGCGACCTATAGCGGCCGCTATGGCTCTGACTGGTCGCAGCTCGTTCGCCTCCGCAGGACGAGGGGTTGACGCCATGCGCCGCCCCTCCGAACGCGCCTACTACGTCGCGCGCCGCTTTGTGCGTCGATTCGGCGCCAATGCCGCAAACGAACGATCCATGTCGCTTCACTGGCGCATGGTCGCAATCGCCAGGAGCGGCCAATCCGTCGACGAATACCTGCCGGCGTTCCGCTGGCTCGCGAACTATCGCGGCGAACTGTTGAGGCTCGCCAGGGAAACCGCTTAATCCCGCTCACCTGCTAGGAGCAACGACAATGGCAATCGAAACCATTCACGATTTCAGGCGCGCAATTCGCAACGGCGCATACGCATGGCCGGGCGGATATCCTCTCTACTTTATCGCCAGCGATGGCGCGGCTATTTCGTTCAAGGCGGCGAAGGCGGAGCGTCGCAACATTCTTTGGAGCATTGCCAATAAGTGCGACGATGGGTGGCGTGTGGTAGCGGTCGACGTCAATTGGGAAGACACGGAACTGACGTGCGCCCACACGGGCGAGCGTATCGAAAGCGCTTACGGGGAGGCGTTCTGATGGCCGCCGCTCCGATGTTCGAGACGAAGCGCTACAGCTTCTACGCCTTGCGAGTCGGCGCAACGCTTATCCGCAAGAAAGACGGCAAGTCCGTCTATTTCCAGCCCGGCGATTGCACAAGCGACGCGTTGCGAAACGTCGAGCACTGCGCCGCCGTCCCTGAAATGTTCGAAGGCGAAAACGATCGCGTCTTCGACAGATGGGCTCAAGAGTATTTTTGACGTTTCGACCCTGCGCATTCTCGCGAGTGCGCAGGACGAAGCGCCAATCGGGGCGGCTTCAAACTCTCTGCTAGGAGTTTTGGAAAATGAGCGACAAGAAATACGAATTTACAGGCGAAACGAAGATCGTGTTCGGCGTGACGCTGAAGCGCATACGTGCGGTGCGAGCGATCGGATTTACTGAGGCCGGAACGATCGGCGGCTGGATATCCAGCGAGGCTAATCTTTCGCAGGTGTCCGGCAATACGTGGGTGTCCGGCGATGCGCAGGTGTCCGGCAATGCGTGGGTGTCCGGCGATGCGCGGGTGTACGGCAATGCGCAGGTGTCCGGCGATGCGTGGGTATACGGCGATGCGCGGGTGTCCGGCGATGCGCAGGTGTACGGCAATGCGCGGGTGTACGGCGATGCGCAGGTATACGGCGATGCGTGGGTGTACGGCAATACGTGGGTGTCCGGCGATGCGCAGGTGTACGGCAATGCGCGGGTGTACGGCGATGCGCAGGTATACGGCGATGCGTGGGTGTACGGCAATGCGCGGGTGTACGGCAATGCGCAGGTGTCCGGCAATGCGCGGGTGTCGAAGCCCATAGTTGTCGCCACCCGCTCAGACGGTTACACGTTCACACTGACGCACCAGGGCAAGAACGCGCCGCGCATCGCTGCCGGTCGCAGATTCTTCACGATGAAAGAGGCGCGCGAGCATTGGACGCGCACGCGCGGCGGGACGCCTCTCGGCGCGGAGACGGATTCAATCCTCGATCACTTCGAGCGCATGATTGCCGCGGGCGCATTGAAATGACGGCCGCCGCTCTTCTCCAATCCCGCGCTCCGCTGTTCACGGCGGAGCGCGCGGCCGCCATTGAGGCCGCAACGGCGCGGCGCGCGTGGGTGCGCATCTTCTACGGCGATGAAGCAACGGGTGCGGTGGATCATCGCCGCGCCGATACGTGGGGCCGGCTAGGATGGTCATGGACGCCCGAGGTGCGCGACGCCGTAGGAATCATGGGCGAAGGCCGGCAATGGCTTTGGCGCCACCCCGCATTCGATCTGGGCCGCCTCGCGCTTGCGGTGCGCCCGCTCAGTGAAGACGAGCGAACCGGCAAGGGCGTCGGGCGCAACGAATACGTGATCCTGCACGACGGAAGGCGGCTCGACGCCTTCCGCAACCTGTCGGCGGCGAATCGCCGGCTTGCCTATCTCACCGGACGGCGTTTCGGCCCGTGAGCGGTTGCGTCCGTGTAGCAAATTTGCTATTTATCAACTCTGCTAGGGGTTCACAATGACGCAACTGCAAACCGATTTCCCCTTGGCGTCTCTCGACGCCTTGGGGGCGAAGCGAATCAATCTCTATACCGTCGAGGTTTCGGGCCGGTATGGCCGCGTAGCCTCCATCGTGGCGCGCGGCGATACCGATCCGGCGCCGTCCCGCTATCTCGTCAACGTCTTCGCCCCGGTCCAGCGCCACGGCCAGCCGGCGCGCGGGCTGGAGAGCTACGGCAACTTCCGCACGCTGGCCGGCGTCGTCGCCTATCTCGTCGACCAGGATTTTCGCACTATCGAGGAAGCCCGGAAATGGAAACCGACCACCGCAACGAAGTAATTCGCCGGGCCGCGCAGTGCCTCGCGGACGATCCGACGTTCCGCCTCCTGCCCGGCCCGCAGCAGTTCGCCGAGGCCGAGGCCGTGCTGGCGCGGGAAAAGGGCGTCGACCCCAACGACGGCGAGCTGGTTGCCGACGTGCTGCTGGCGGCCGTAGAGGCGCAGCCCACGCCGCCCGCGCCCCCTCCGCCGCCCCGCGCGCATATTCCTGTGGGAAAGCCCGCCGAAGCCGTGACGGCGCAGCAGGCACAGGACGCCACGCGCGACGCCGAATTGCGGCAGCGCATTGAGGCGATCGAGCCGCCTGTCTTCACCCCGGCGCCGCAACGCGGCAAAGGGCCGCACGCCTTCACACAGAAAGCGCCGCGCCCCGTCAACGACATGCCGCTGCTGCGGCTCTACAAGGACGCGACGGGGGCGAGCGATTCGGTCGTGGCGCATGTCGTCATGATCCCGCGCTCGACCGTTCAGGCGATCTGCGCCGGTCGCGTGCATGAAACGCTCGACGCGCGCCAGCGCCACGCGCTGCGCCAGTCGCTCGAAGCGCAGAAGATGAAAATTGATGCGGCCATAGCGGCGATCTGATCCATGCCTACGTCAGCGGCCGGCTCGAAGAAATGCTCCCTCCCTCCGCCTACGAAAAGCTCGCAAACATCGTCGAAGAGAAAGCATCGGAAATCGGGGGCCTCCTATCGGAGTTGCGATCCGCAGACGCAGCCGCTTGAAGCACCACGAGGATTGGATAAAATAGGGGCGCCCACCTAGCAGGGGCGAGACGCTGCAAAGCGAAAGAACCGCGTCGGGGAAACCCGGCGCGGTTTTTCGTCTACCCGTTATTCACAACTATTGCCGAATCGTATCTGCGGTAGCGCAAGCTACCTGTTGCTCGAATCAGTAGCGTTTGATACTCAATAGCTGCGGCCGTGCGCTCCTGCGTGCAATCCGCGTCCCTTGAGCCCCGAACGTCAGCCCCCACAGGACGTTTCGGGGCTCTTGCGTTTCTCGGTAGCAATTGCTATCGTGCGACAAGTGCTGCAATTCTGCTAGGGGTGAGCGCTTGCCGGCGTACTACAATGAGATCGAGCCTGCCGCAGCAGAAGTGCTACGCGCGGCGATCCTTCTCGGCGTGATCGCAGACGGCGAAGTCGACACTCGGAGCATAACCGACGTCGGGCCGGATGACCTTCGAGGCTTCACACAGTGTCATTTCTTCGCCGGAGGCGGCCTCTGGAGCGTTGCCGCCCGACTTGCCGGATGGCCCGACGACCGACCGCTCTGGACCGGCTCGTGCCCGTGCCAGCCGTTCAGCGTCGCGGGAAAAGGCAGGGGCGCCGACGATCCTCGGCACCTGTGGCCCGACTTCTTTCGCCTCATCCGAGAGTGTCGACCGCCCGTTGTGGTTGGAGAACAGGTGTCCAACGCCACAGGCACAAGAAGGCCAGTCGACAAAGACGTGCAGTCGATGTGGGCAGGAGAAGACCTTCTCGGAGTTCTATCGGACGCGGGGCAAGCACGCCAGTTCGAGTGGCTTGCACGCGCAATGCAAGACGTGCTGCCGGGAATGGCAGGCGAATTATCGGATTGGCTCGAAGGCGCAGAGGTCGGGTTCTTTCCAGAAATACAGGGAGAAGAACCGCGCTTCGGTGCTGGTTACGGCCGCGCGCTACCGAGCGAAGCAGGCGGGCTTACCCTTCGATCTCGACCAGTTCGCGGACCAGTTGCAGGCGAGGATCGACGCGGGGCGCTGCGAGATTTCGGGTTTACCTTTCCGGTTGGACGGGGGCAGGACGTGGGACAGTCCTTCGCTCGACCGGATCATCCCGGAGCTTGGCTACACGATCACGAACGTCCGCGTGGTGCTGTTCGCGCTGAACGTGATGATGAATACCTGGGGCGAGGAGCCGGTCCTGAAGGTCGCGGACGGGATCAAGGAACTTCGCGCATCGGCGCAGGAGCATCCGTTGGCAAAATGGGAGGCCCGGCTGAAGGAGCGGCTGTCGAAAGTTGGGTCGACGGAGTTTCCTCTGACTTGGAGTCAATCGGTTACGCCTTCGGGACGACCGATATCCCGGCTTGCGCCGTCGATGCGCCGCACATCAGACAGCGGCTCTATTGGGTCGCAATGGGCGACGCCACAGGCGCGCGATCATTTCCCGGCGCACACGCCGGAATACATCGCAGCGAAGAAGGCGGAAGGCCACGGCATGGCGAACCTGAACGATCAGGTGAGCGCATGGGCCACGCCGAAAGCGTCGGACGGCGAGGGCGGCAGGACGACGAAGACGGAAGGCGGCGGGAATGCGCACCTGCCGATACAGGCGCGGGAGAGCGCGAGCTGGGCAACGCCGCGGGTGACGGCGAACGGCGGGCGGGGTTTTGGAACGCGGGAACGCATGGCGCGGGCTCGCTTGGAGGACCAGGCCTGCGGCACTCCTTCTGGCGCGACGCAGAATTGCGCATCGGCGCCGACGGCAAAGCGCGGCGCGTTGGCTCCGGAATTCGTCTTCTGGTTGATGGGCTTCCCGGCCGAGTGGGTCTCCTGCGCATTGGCGGCAATGCAATCGTTCCGCAAGTCGCGGCCCAAGTCCTCCGCGCGCTGATGGAGGCAGCATGATACTCGTCGCCTGCGATCCGGGCCTCCAAGGCGCTCTCTGCTTCGACGACACGAAGTTGGGCGCGTTCGACGTCTATGACATGCCGACGCTGGAGAAGGCGCTCAAGCGCGGCCAGAAGAAGCGCACGATCCTGAACATCGCCGAAGTCTACGCGCTGCTCGACACTTTCAAGGGGCTCGGCGCCACGCATTTCGTGATCGAGGACGTCAACGGGCGGCCCGGTCAATCCGCATCGGCCGCTTTCAATTTCGGTTTCGGCTGCGGCGTGCTGCGCGGGATCGCCTTCGGGCTTGGCTATTCCGTCGAGCCTGTCGCGCCGTCCGTGTGGAAGGCCGAAATGAAATGTCCCTCTGACAATTCGAAGGTGATCCGTGCGCGCGCCAACGAGCTGCTGCCGCACCACGCGCACCTCTGGCCGTTGCAGAAGCACGATGGTCGTGCCGAAGCCGCGATGCTCGCTCTGTGGGGCGAGCGTAAACTTGGAAAGGGACGATAATGCAGATTCAGAAGGTCGAGCGTTTCCTCACGCCGAGCGGCGCGCTCTTCGAGACGGAAGCGGAAGCCACGAACGAAATGCTCAACTACGCCTCGCAGATCGTCGGCAAGGCCGAGCCGGCCGCGCTCGTGTCGCCGGAAGGTGAACTGTCCGAAGCCATGCAGCTTCTCGGTCAGCACGCCGCCGAAAAGTCGGTGAGCTAGACGTGTACCTCGCGGAAGGCGAAGTGCTGAGCCAATGGCCCATGCTCGACGCGGCGGAACTCCGTCGCGCGCGCAAAAAGTCGCTGCTCACGCATTACGCCTTCCTCTCAGGGGTGTGCTACAAGTCGGAAGACGTCGAAGATTATATCCGGCGGACTTACAAGCGATGCGCGAGTGGGAAATCGGAGGCTTCTACCTCGAACGCTCGTTTCCCGATCGCGAAGAGCGTCAATATCGTTTGCATTCGGGCAAACGATGAGCGTTGGCTGATTTCGGTTGGACCGCGCGGATGCTGGAAATGCCTTTGGAATTTTGGAACGGGGGCGCTTTGAGCGCCCCTTCTCCTTTTTATCGCGGAGCCAACAAATGAGCGATGTTCCACATCCCCTTGAAGGGAAACTAGAACCTGAATGCAAAGATGTGCAAACTCCGATGGAATGCGCAGCCCTTTCTATCGCGATCAGTTTAAAGAGAATTGCAGATCAGCTTGATGGAGTTGGAAGATCACAGCGAGATGCAACGTCTTTTGCGGACGTTTTAAACTCCCTTCCTTATTTTTTGAATAGGTATGGAGGCTGACATGAACGCTAATGACGCCGACTATCTGGCCGACGTCGCGCTCGCAACGGACTTCATCATTACTGAGCTGGCTCTCAGGTGTGAGAAGCCGCTTATCTCTGCTGAAATACAACTGAACCGCGCCGATCTGCGGCGGATCGGCGCAGTGCCTACATCTGGCAGTCCCTACATTTTCGGGGCGAAGCGTGGTGCTGCGAGAGAGGATCGAACTCTCGGCCTCTCCCTTACCAACGTAACGCCACACCCCAAATCGCCCCGGATTTCAGCAAAGACCGCTCCGAAAGGGACGGAACGAAGCTCGAACCGGAGGCGAACGAAATGAAATCCTCTGCTGAACCGCTGCTGAAACCGCGCTGCCCCGATTGCGGCGGCGCGCTGCTCTGGAGCCCCGCGACACACTCTACCTACTACGACCACGACACGGACTGCCCGGCGCCGCTGACGGCCGCGGAGCAGGGCGGGGAGGCCGAACGGGCGCTGCGTGTGCTCGACAGTTGGACCGCGACGGGGGAACGGAAGTGATTATCGGTCGCATCCCCGGCGCGACGCGCGTGCTTGGCAAGTCTCAAGGCTACCTCGGGCTCCCGGTCCGCGACGTCACAATCCACTGCTCCGTAGGCGGTCCGGAAACCCCTGCGATGGAAACGGCGTGGGAGCCCACGCCGCACGAGATCGCGCGCATCGTCGCAGGGGCTCCGATCATCCTTCGCGTTCTCGGGACCGGGCACCCGCCTGTCATGCTCGATGTCGGCGACCCGCCGATATCCGAGGACGACTGCCCCGGCCACGTCGCGTCGGACTACAACCCGAAAGTGTGCAAGCACTGCGGCACGCATATCGACAGCCTGCGACCCCCGGAAGACGACGGGAGCGCGTTTTGAACGCCGAAGCCCCGCGCCCCTCGAACGCGCAAGTGTGGCCGCGCCACTCCGACAACTGGTACGTCGAAGAAACGTGGTGCGACAAGCGCATCTTCGACGTCGAAGACGTGCCGGGCGGTATGGTCTACGACCCGCACTGCGGAATGGGCCGCGTGCTCGACGCCGCGGCCGCCGCAGGCCATTTCGCCTTCGGCTCCGATATCCGCAACCGCGGCGCAAAGCACCCGGTCACGATCTCCAGCGTCTTCGATCTCGACTTCGAGAAGCTGCGCGGCGCGTCGGTCTTCTCCAACCCGCCCTACAGCCGCGCGCAGGGGCGCAAGATCGTCGAATTGCTCGTGTCCGAACTGGCCGCCGGCACCTTCGACAAGGTGGCGCTGATCCTGCCGGCGACGTTCATGTATTCCGATCGCGCCGCGCCGTGGTTCGAGGCGAACAAGCCGGCGCGCGTGTGGATCATGGTGCCGCGGCCATCCATGCCGCCGGGCGACGTCGTGGAGCTTGGGCTCGACGCCAAGGGCGGCAAGGAAGATTTCGCGTGGCACGTATGGACGGCCGAAAACCTCGTGCTCGGGGCCGACCCGGTGTTCCGGTGGCTGCGGCGCGACGGCTTCAACAACCGGCTGTTCTTGAACCAGGAAGAGCGATAAAACCCCCATGTGCAGCCGGAATGGGTCACTTCGACGGACTGGCGAGGGGTGTTCTTCACCTACCTCGCGTTTGCGCTCGTCATCGCCTGCTTTTGGGGGTGGCTGCGGAAGTGAGCGGCTTTGAGCCCACTTCCCCTTCTCCCCTTCCAGCAGACGGGCGCGGACTGGCTTGCCGGTCGTGAACGTACGGGCCTCTTCGACGAAATGGGCGTCGGCAAGACCGCGCAGGCGATCGGGGCGCTCGACCGCTGCGGCGCGGAGCGTTTCGTCGTGGTGGCGCCGGCCGCCGTGCGTGAAGTGTGGGCCGGCGAGGTGCGAAAGTTTTCGATGAGGGAGCGCCGCGTCGTCAAGGCGCGCACGATTCACGATCTCGGATACTGGCTCAAGGGCCGCGCGCAAGGCCTGCTCGTCTCCTACGAAATGGCGGTGAAGTGGGCCGACTATCTGAAAGAGGATCTGATCGACGCCCTGATCTTCGACGAGTGCCACTACCTCAAGAACGCCGACACGACGCGCACGAAAACCCTGCTCGGGAAGGACAGCACGGGGCTCAACGGCCTCGTCGCCAACGCCGCGCAGACGTGGTGGCTTTCGGGCACGCCGATCCCCAACGACCCGATAGATATTTGGACCTTTCTGCGCTGCTCGGGCCACACGCCGCTGACGCTCGCCGCCTTCACCAAGCGATACTTCAAGAGCTACCAGGGCACTTATTCGTCGACGCAGAAGCCGCGCGACGAAATGGTGCCGGAGCTGCAACAAATCCTGCGCGTCGCGTCCCTACGTCGCACGATGAACGACGTCGGGCTCGAACTGCCGCCCGTGTTCCTGACGACGAGCGAGGTTGACGGCGACACGGCGGAAATCCGCGATCTCCTGCGCACCTACCCCGGCCTCGAATCGGCGATCCTCGACGCGATCGAGAAGGGCGGCCTGTCGTTCCTCGATTCGACGCATATCGCCACGTTGCGCCGGCTGGTCGGCGAATCGAAGGCGCCCGCCTACGGCGCGCTGCTCGTCGAAGAGTTTCGGAACGGCCTCGATCAGATGGTCGTATTCGGCTTCCACACCCGCGCGCTCGAAATAATTGTGGACTGCCTGCAAACCGCCGGCATTCCCTGCGCGCTGCTGAACGGCCCGACGTCGGAGACGAAGCGCGTCCAGATCGTGAAGGACTTCCAGGCCGGCAAGATCAAATGCGCCGTGCTGAACTACAAGTCAGGCGGCACGGGCATAACGCTCACCGCATCGGCGCACCTCGACATGTTCGAATCGTCGTGGAGCCCCGCCGACAACGCGCAGGCTATCAAGCGGATCAGCCGCATCGGCCAAACCCGCAACTGCCGCGCGCGCTTCATTTCCCTTGCAAATTCAATAGATCAGCGCGTCACGCAACGGGTGTCCGAAAAGACGGCTGCTATCGTTCGGATCGTCGGCTCTTGACAATCTGCTACCGACAGGCGTAAGACAAGTCGTGCAATAGCACTTCTGCTATATGGAGCTTTTTAACATGGACAACCCAAACGGTAGGCCGATGACGTTCGGAGAAAAGGCAGTCGGCCTTTCCTTTAACCCGAGCGGCGATCCGCTCGTGAACGCCATCAAGTCGCAGTTCGCCGTCGCGATCGACGAAATGAACGCGCTGCGCCTGCGCGCCACCTCGCCCGAGGTGAAGCGCATGGCCTCCGTCGCGATCACCGAAGCGCAGGGCGCGCAGATGTGGGCCGTCAAAGCCGCAACTTGGAAGGATTGAACCGATGGGTGTGAAGATCGAGATTTCCGCCGACACCGCGGCCGAGGCCGTGGCGCTCGGCAAAGAGCTTTTCGGGCTGGTCGGCGTGACCGTCCCGGTTGGCGGCGTCGCTGCCGAACCGACAACGGCGCCGAAGGCGGGCCGCGCGACGAAGAAGGCCGAAGAGCCGAAGCCCGAGCCGGCTGCTCCCGCTGCGGTCGACCCTTTCGCGGGCGGCGAAGCCGCTACGACGGCCCCGGCTGGCTCCGCCCCGACGACGGAAGCCCCCGCTGCATCTGCCCCGCCTGCGGCTTCCGGAACGCAAGCTCCCGCGCAGGCTGCGGCGTCTGCGGCCGCGTTCAGCCTGGACCAGATGAAGTCGAAGCTGACGGAAGTGCTCAAGGCCAAGAGCGCGGGCGTGGCGCAGAAGGCCATTCTCGACGCGACCGGCGGCGCGCACAAGGCGCTCACGGGCCTGCCCGAGAGCCTGTACGGCGCGGTCCACGCGAAGCTCGACGAAGCGTTGAAGGGTTAAGATCATGACCGAGCAGCGGAGCCATTCACGTTTCGGCGGGTCCGTCGCGTCGCGATGGCTCCGCTGCCCCGGATCGGTGGCGCTGGCGGACACCGTTCCGCCACGCCCCACCTCCAGCTACGCGCAGGAGGGAAAGATCGCCCACGCGCTCGCCGAGCAATGCCTCAAGGACGGCGTTCGCACGGCCGCTGGCTACACCAACTCTGACGCCGCCTATCTGCTCGACGGCGCGCGAGGCCAGATCAGTCACGAAATGGTCGAGGCCGTCGACGTCTATCTCTCCGCCGTGTGGGCGGAGTTCGACGCCGATCCCTCCGCCGAGCTTTTCGTCGAGCAGCGTTTCTCCCTGGAGATCGCGACGGCCGACAAGGACGAAGTGTTCGGCACCAACGACGCGCTGGTCTACTCGCCGAGCCGCAAGCGCCTCGCGATCTTCGACTACAAGCACGGCGCGGGCGTCGCCGTCGACGCGACGAACAACACGCAGGCCAAGTTCTACGCCGTGGGCGCCGCCTTCGCGCATTCGGACTGGCCGATCGAGGCGGTCGAGATTTTCATCGTCCAGCCTCGCGCGCGAAACGTATCGGAGGCCGGCGCGGTCAAGCAATGGCTCATGGACCCGCTCGAACTGCTCGACTTCTCGGCCGAACTGGAGGCGGGGATCGCGGCGGCGAAGCAGCCCGACGCGCCGCGTCATGCAGGCCCGCATTGCCAGTTCTGCCCGGCCGCCGCGATCTGCGTCGAGCGCGAGCAGCAGGGCCTCAAGGCCGCCAAACTGGAGTTCGAGAGCGTCGGCGCGATCGACACGCCGAAGCTCCTGCCGCCGCCGCGCGATCTCGGGCTCATGCAGATCAGCCGCATCCTGCTCGGCGCGGACATTCTCGAAGAATGGTTCGGGCAGGTGCGCCAGTTCGCGCTCGAATGCCTTGAGAACGGGATCGGCATTCCTGGCTACAAACTCGTCGAGAAGGACAGCCGTCGCAAGTTCAACGGCGACGAAGACGAGTTGGTGTCGGAGTTCGGCCTTCTCTACGACATTGCCGAAGACGAGATTCGCCCGCGCAAGCTCGCCACGATCACGGAGATCGAGCGCAAACTGGCGGCCCGCGTGAAGGACAAGGACGAATTGCGGAAGGCGAAGGAAGCCTTCTCGCTCAAATACACGATCAAGGAAAGCTCGGGCGTGCGTATCGCCCCTGCCAGCGACAAGCGGCCTGCCGTGAACGCTGTCGCGACCGACTACGCGTCGGTGAAACTTCCCGCGGCGTAATGTACCGAGTACCGATGCACAGATACGGAGAGAACAGATGACCGAGAAGACGACCAACATGAGCCCCGAATGGGTGCAAAGCCTGCTCACCGCATATCCATGCACGAAGCTGGAGAGCGGCAATATCAGGACGTGCATCGCGCGCCTGTCGTTCCCGCACCTCTTCAAGCCGCAGCCCCCGATGGAGGCCGGCGGCAAGGAGAAGTTCACGGCGACGCTGCTCTTTCCCGTGGGCGCCGATCTCTCCGTGCTCAAGGCCGCTGCGGCGGCGTGCGCGATCGAGAAATGGCCGAACGCCGGCAAGCCGGGCGGCCCGACGCTGCACACGCCGTTCCGCAAGCAGGACGAGAAGGTGCAATTCTCCGGTTACGAAGTCGGCGGCTTTTTCATCGTCGCCTCTGGCGAGCGCAAGCCGCCCGTCGTCGACGCCAAGACGCTGCCGATCGTGGAAGAGAAGAGCGTCTACCCCGGCATGTGGGTCATGGCGACGCTGCGCGCCTTCGCCTTCGACGCGAAGATGAAGAAGGGCGTCAGCTTCGGGCTCCAGTCGATCATGAAGATCGCCGATGACGTCGAGTTGGGCGGCGGCGGTTCGGACCCGACCAAGGACTTTGCCGGCGTGGCTGTCGGCGGGATCAGCAGCGAAGTCGATCCGTCTTCGCTGTTCTGATCGAAAAGGCGCGACGCCGAAGCGCCGCGCCCGCTCTGCTAGGAGCGCCTGCGTGACTTTGGACGAGCCCGCGCAGGCGTTTTCTTCATGTCGAAGAGAGACAAGTCGTGCAAGTTTTGCATCTGGATTTCGAGACGTTCAACGACCGCGATCTTCGCAAGACGGGCGTCCACGCCTATTCGGAGAGCCCCTACGCCGGCATTTACGTGCTGCGCTGGAGGCTGATCGACGAAGAGAACAGGTGGATCGTCGCGGAAGGCGATTGGCGGCCGGGCGGCGACGATCCGCTCGACCTTCTCGCGCATGTCGAGAGCGGCGGCAAGGTCGTGGCGCACAACGCCATCTTCGAGCGGACGACGTGGAACCTCGTGCTCCGCCGCGACGCCCCGCATTGGCCGCCCCTCAAGATCGAGCAGCAGGATTGCACGATGGCGCGCGCCGCCGCGCTCGCGCTCCCGCAGGGGCTCGACATGCTCGCGTCGGTGCTGCGCACGCCCGTTCAGAAGGACAAGGAAGGCTATGCGCTCATGCTGCGCATGTGCCGACCGCGCGGCTTCGACAATGGCGTGCCGATCTTCGACCGCGACCCCGAACATATCGAGCGCCTGTCGCGCTATTGCGGGATCGACGTCGACACGGAATGCACGGTCGACGAGGCCCTGCCGCGCCTGTCGGCGGAAGAGCGCCGAGTATGGGAACTGGACCAGCGCATCAACGATCGTGGCGTCCTGATCGACGAGCGGGCGGTGCAGCGCGCCGGCGACGTTGCGCACGAGGCGATCAAGCGCGCCAACGAACGCATGTGGTATCTGACGGACGGCGACGTTCAGAAGGTCACGCAGACGCGCGCGATCGTCGAGTGGCTGAACAAGCGCGGCATTCCCTGCGAGAGCGTCGCCAAGGGCGAGCACGAGGAACTGATCGCGGGCGCGGAACTGTACGGCGACACCGACGCCCAGGAAGTCGTGGCGCTTCGCCGCGCCGCCGGCAAGGCATCGACGGCCAAGTACCGGGCGATGCGAGAATCGGTGTCGCGCGACGGCCGCTGCAAGGGCATGCTGAACTATCACGGCGCCGGTCCAGGCCGGTGGGCGGGCCGCCTCGTGCAGCCGCAGAACTTTCCGCGCGTCGATCCCGACCGCGATCTGCCGCGGGTCGAAACGCTGCACGAGTTTCTGGAGACGCGCATGTCGGCGCGCGAGATCGTCGACAGTCTCGAAATGCTCGGGATCGAACCGCT